GTAAACACCTGATTTAGGAAAGTAACAAGAACCGGCCTTACCAAGTATTCCATATTCTGGATTATTGGAAAAGTCCTCTAATATTTTTTTACCCCAACCTTTTTCCAACTTAATATCGTTATGACAACAAACAATGATATCATAGATAGATTCATCAATACCTTTATTATAAATTTCGGATAAAGAATATTGATTATGGTTTACGTATTCTAAAATTTGAACGTCTTTAACGCCTACCGAATTAATTAAATGTTCTTTAAAAATTCTGTTATATTCAGAATTTTTATGCGTTGAATATATTATTGTTATCATATTTTATTTTTATATTCAATTAAATTCGGTAAAATCAAATTTAAGAATTCCTTAAATTCTGATTCATTCATTAGCCCCTTAAAAGAATTTATATTAAAAGAACAAAGAACAATATTATCTTTGGTATATCCTTTTTCGGGGGACAATCTGTCAATTGAAATGCTATTATAGTCTAATTTACCAACATTATGTATTATATCTATATTACTATAATAACATTTCCTATTTTGTGAATTATATATTTCAAATAAATCTCCTTTTTTTAAATCGAAAGGAACGTTCTGTAATTCACATTTTTTTCTTAGTTTTGATAGTTTACTGTTAAAATAACTCTCCAAGCAATTTTTATAACTCTCGTTCTTTTTTTTATATCCTCTTTTTACACATCCGTATTTTGAAAAACAATCTTTACAAACTTTTTGATATCCATCAAAATTCGATTTATTTTTTGAAAACTCCTCAACAAATTTTCTTTCTTTACATTTAAAACATCTTTTTTTATTATTGATTATAGGGTTACACCTATGTTTTGATGTTGAATACCTAAATTCTTTATTTGATGTTATACCGCAAGACAAACAAGTACATTTGACCGGTTTCTTAGCCCCATTTGACAAATTGTGAGAATAATACCCAAATTCTTCGAATGTTAATTCCTCATTAATTTTCCATTGTCCGTAACTCATAACATATTTTTAATATAAATATGTTAATAAGTTAAAAAGGTCTTAATTTTAAAAAAGTTTTGTTGAACCAAATCCGTTATCCCCTCTATCTTTATCCGTTATTGTTGATTTTTCAACCGGTGCTATCCACTTACCATTAACCACAGGACAATAAACCGCTTGAGCAACCTTCGTACCTTTTTTAATTGTTACGGGATGATTGTTTGTGTTAAAAATAATTGCTTTAACTTCCCCAGTATATCCATTATCTACAGTTCCTGGAGAATTTAGACACATTAGTCCTTGGTTAATCGCCAATCCACTTTTAGACCTAACTTGAATTTCATATCCGTCTCTAATGTCAAATGACAACCCTGTTGGGACAAGAGCTCTGCCAAAAGGTCCGATTTCAATTTCTTCTACGGAATGTAAATCAAAACCTGAATCTGTTTCATAATTATATTTTGGTATTACAGCATCAGGATGATGTTTTTTAAAATAAAGTGGAATTTTTGTATTATCAACCAAAAAATCTTCTTCTAATTTTTTTAAATCAATCCCATGTTGATTTAAAACACTTTCAAAATCAAAATCTTCGGTATCACTTTTATCTAAATAACTTTTTAAATTTTTCGCATAATCATTAAGTTGTTTTAATGATTCTGATAGTTCTGTATTCATTTTTCTAAATTTTTAAGTTTTTTTATTATATCAATTAAAACCAACACATCTTTTTCACAATATTCTGAAATCTCTTTAAGTTTTCTTTCTTCCCAATAAGCATTATGAACTTTATCGCCGGTTATTTCGCCGTCTTTAGGTGTCGGAATTTCCAAGGAGGAACAAAGTAAGTCCAAAGAACCAATTGAACTATATGAACCATATTGCCATATTTCTTTGGTGTCAATTGCTTTTATTTCCCAAGGTTTAGTATCGTACGAAGGTAATATAGATGGGGGCATAAGATTATTAATAATCATTCTTTTTGCCAACATTGGAATATCGAAATTTTTTAAATTGTGTCCACAAAGAAAGAAATCTAATTTTCCACATCTATCTAATAGTTTTTGAACGTCTTTAAGTAAAGTTTTTTCATCTTCATTTGAGAATGTTTGTTTTTTAACTTCACCATTATCCATAACAAAGGCAACGCTAACGCAAACAATCTTTGAAAATTCGGGAACTAATGCCGCCCTTCTTTTAAACACCTCATCCTTTCTAATATCAAGTTCCTTTTTATCTTTTGGTGTTACCAAATGGTCTTCAGGAAATCTTTTTTGAAACCAATCATAATATTTTTCAAATTGGTTAGATACTTCAGGATTTAAGTTTTGACATACACTGTAATCAGGACAACATCCAACGGTTTCAATGTCAATAAATAATATTTTTGTAATAGGAATGTTTATCATTTTACTAAAGTTTTATACCACTCTGCTCTTGTTTTTGTAACGTTTCTCAAATCATATGTGTCTTTAACTGTCTCATAAAGACGATTACCCATATCTTCAATCATATTAGGATTATCAACCAATTTTTTAATGTATTTAGACCAATCACTATGATTTCTACTTTCATCTACCAATAAAGCGTTTCCGTCAACAAAATTACCTTCTTTTAAAGAATGTTTTAAGTCTATGGTATAAGGACCGACGCTTGACGCAATTAATGCCTTTTTATAGAATCCCGCTTCAATAACTTTCAATTGTGATTTAACTCGGTTGAAGATGTGATTTTTAATTGGCGCCAATGATATGTCAAACTTAGAATAATTCTTAGCATAAGACGTTACAGGTAATGTCCAAACTCTTCTGTATGGTAGAGTTGTGTCGGATGTATATTCTGATTGTTTATATTCAAGTAAAAACTTTTTATATTTTTCATCAATTATTCTATAATTGTTGGTAAATATTTCTTCATATCTTGCCCAAACAGTTTCGTGAGGTAAAATATCTCTTCTTTTTTGTTCTCCAGTATTTTTATTTATTTCGGTTACTTGACCTCTTGTATCGAATCCACAAATAACATATTGAATTTTATCGTTTAAACTACTGTTTTTAGATACCATACCATCTAATAACATTAAATCATGTAAGTGAGATGAACCCCCTAACCATCCAATTCTAATTCTATCTGAAGATTGTGTTGGTTCTTTAAATTGTGGTTCGTCAGGATTAATCGCATTTGGAAAAATTTCAATATTATCTCTGAATTTTCTAATTTCGTCCGCAAATAATTTAGTGGTTGTGGTTACATAATCTGCCGCCTTTAAATTTGTAACAATTTTTTCATTGATTTTATTTTGTACAATGATACTGTGGATTGGATGTTCTTTTGTTGGTAGCCAATAATCGTCAATATCGACTATTGTAACAATACCCATATCTTTAAGACCTTTAATAATTTGAGGAGTTAAATCATAATCTTGCCCAATATTTCTATGAACATGAACTATTTGATATTTCTTCCAATAATTTTGGTCGTTTATTTTTGGTTCGTAGTCAATATCTACATGAAAGTCGTCAGGGTACATATTTTGTAACATAACGTGGGGGTCTATAGACCTAAATTTACCTTTTATACTTCCCCCACCCTAAAAAAGAGTGGGGGTTAAGCACCGACGCCGGTTTTATCGCTGGGGATAACCAAAACATTGATTTTTCCAGAGATAGAAGGCGTCAAATTACTTTGATTTAGCATAATTTTCTATTAGTTTATTTATTAATTTATTGTCATTTTCTAAATCAGATTCCCAAATGACTATTAAATTATAACCATATTTTTTAATATTATCAATTCTTATTTTATCTTCTTTCCATATTTCTTTTTAAACAAAAAACCCCCACTTTTTGAGTGAGGGTCTTTATAATCGAACTTTAAAATCAATCTCTAATTTTTTTAATCTTAGTAACTTTACCTTCAAAAATATGTTTTCCAACTTTAAAAGAAAACACGTCATTAGTTTTTGATACAGATTCAACTAATAATCCGTTCTCAGATAAAACTTCTTCAATTGTTTCTCTAACAATTTGTTTTATTGAGTTAGTATTAATATTAGTATTTTCTTGAATAGGTTGTGGTGAACTTGTTCTTTTAGCTTGTTTACCTGAAGCATCCACATTCATTAATCTTGCTGCCTTTTCAACAATATCATCAGATAATGCAGTGGTTTGAGTGTTGTTTGGTTGAGCGATAGGATGCTCAATCATTAGTCTTTTAATTTCATCAGGTAGTTTTGAAGATAAAATTTTATCTTTACTACTTGTTTTTGGCATTTGTGTTGCCGGTTTAGACTCCATTAAAAATTCTTGTGGAATATTATAATTAGACGCCGGTGCTTTAAATTCTTGGACTTCTGGTACTGAGACATTTTCCTCGTTAATTTCACCTGAACCGTTTTGATTTCTTGGCATCATTTTATGTTTATCCATGATTTTTTTTGAAATCATTAATTTTTGTATTAAATCATTTTCTGCTCCCATATTAATTAATCAAATTTTGCGTTTATAATAACTTTTAACATTCCCTTATCTCCTTTTGTATTATATCCGGGTTTTATTTCCGTAAACTTTTCTCCTGAAGGTCTAAATGATAATATTTTATCAACTCTAAACAATCTCCACCCTGGTAATCTTTGACTTCCCAAATATCCTGTATGAGACGCTCCTTCGGTATCCCAAGCTCTAAGTACAGGATTATCTCCCTTACTATAACCAAAACAAACGGGTTCTATTTTTCTTAACCCTCTACCTCCTGGCTCATCCCCATCATAATAAATGATACAGACTTGTTTTTTCTTAATAGAATCTACGATAGAATCAATAGATGCTACTTCTAAAATAAGAGATTTAAACGAGTTGTAAAGGTTCATTACGCGCTTGGTGTGGTGTAAGGATTAGTTGGTTTATATCCATTTATAGCAATTTC